ATGCAGATAGAAAACAACAATTAGGTAATTTTGTTGCTGGACAAGAATCTATAAATGCACCTGCTGGATGTTTATTTGTCAGAGGTATACAAGTTTATGATACAGCAGGATCTGAAATTACAGGAGCCAACAGATGGCTGGAGAAAAAAGATTTAACTTATTTACAAGAGTATCAGGATGTAACTGGAACTTCTGCTGCTCAAGGCCAACCTAAATATTATGCCATGTTTGGTGGTGCAACAGGTAATACAGACACCACATCTGGTAGAATATTTGTAGCTCCAACCCCAAATACTACTTATAGATTTAGGATTCATTTTAACAAAATGGTGGGTCTTTTAGAGGGTGATAATACTAATTATCTTAGTCTTAACTTTCCAAATGGTCTATTATATTGTTGCCTATCAGAGACATATGGGTTTTTAAAAGGCCCTATAGATATGTTGACTTTGTACGAAAATAAATATAAAGAAGAGGTACAGAAGTTTGCTAACGAGCAAGTCGGTAGACGAAGAAGAGATGACTACACAGATGGCACAGTTAGAATACCGGTAACCTCAGCAAACCCGTAGGAGATTATTATGGCAATAACATCAGCAATATGTTCAAGTTTTAAACAAGAACTTTTACAAGGTAAACACAGTTTTGAATCTTCAGGTGGACACACTTTTAAGATTGCTTTGTTTACAAGTTCTGCATCTTTAGGTGCAGCTACAACTGATTACTCTACTTCAAACGAGATATCTAATACGTCTGGATCTGCATATTCTGCAGGTGGTGCAACCTTAACAAACTCTGGTGTATCATTATCTTCAACAACTGCTTTTACAGACTTTTCAGATGTAACTTATACATCCGCTTCTTTCACTGCAAACGGTGCATTAATTTACAATACAACAACAGATGGTGGTTCAGGCACAACTGATGCTGTTTGTGTTATTGCATTTGGTGGTGACAAGACAGCAAGTAACGGAACATTTAAAATAGAGTTTCCAACAGCAGACGCAAGTAACGCAATAATCAGATTAGCATAGGAGGCCGATCATGTCGGTGACTTCAGGATGGGGCCGGTTAACCTGGGATCAGGCTAATTGGAACGAAGCCACAACTTTAAAAGTAGGTTGGGGTGCACAAGCCTGGAATGATGGTGAATGGGGTGAACTAAAAGATGCAACAGTTTTTCCCACAGGTTTATCTATAACTTCTAGCGTTGGTTCAGTTGACATACCAGATATTATAATAACACCAACAGGGCAATCTATTACATCTTCACAGGGAGAAGCCTTTGTTCCAGTAAATATAGAAGGTGTATCTTTTTCTGGTTCTATTGGTTCTGTAACCGTAGATGATGTTCATCAAGGTTTATCTTCAAGTGCAATTACTTCATCTGTTGGTGTAATAACCCCTGCAGATATGGTTGTTGGTTTATCTGGCCAGTCATTTACAGCTTCACAAGGAACAGCAAAAGCACCTAACCAAACCGTACTACCGTCTGGTTTATCCATAACTTCAGCTCAAGGAACGGCACAAGGTATATCTTCACAAGAAGCACAAGTAACAGGTTTATCTTTTAGTGCTAGTTTAGGCACTGTCACTATACCAAATGATACAGTGCAGATATCTGGTCTGTCAGCTACATTTAATTTAGGCACGATTGTTGGTTTAGGTGGAGCGGTAGCTCAACCAACAGGTCAGTCTGCTACAGCAAGTGTTGGATCTTTAACAGTAGAAGAGGGACTAGGATTAACTGGTCAATCATTTAGTGCTAGTGTAGGAACCATAACACCTGTTGATATGCAGGTTGGATTGACAGGTTTATCCATTACTACTAGTATTGGAACAGTTGATATCTTTGCATATGGAGATGTTGACACTGGCTCAAATACGTCTTATAGTAATGTTTCGACAGGATCGAATGATACATATTCGGATGTTGCAACTGGATCAAATACAAGTTATAGTGACGCTGCATAGGAGATAATTTATGGCATCAACATACACACCATTAGGTGTAGAACTTCAAGCAACTGGTGAAAACGCAGGAACTTGGGGTACAAAAACTAATACAAATTTACAAATTTTAGAACAAATAGCTGGTGGTTACGTTGCTAAATCAATAGCTGGTGGAGCTCAAACAACTGCATTATCAGTTTCTGATGGATCAACTGGTGCAGAACTATCTCATAGAATGATTGAGTTCACAGGAACTATCACGGGAAATCAGATTGTAACGATACCTTTAGATGTTCAAACTTTTTATTTTTTAAGAAACTCGACATCAGGTGGATACACAGTTCAATTTAAATATGCATCTGGTTCAGGATCAACTGTTACTTTTGCTACTACAGACAAAGGTGATAAGATTGTTATTGCAACTGCAAATGATAGCACTAATCCAGATATAAAAGAAGTAGCTTTAGGTATAACAAGCGTCGCTGCTGACACAACACCTCAATTAGGTGGTGACCTAGATATGAATGGTCAAGATATTGTTACTACCTCAAATGCAGATATAGAATTAGCACCAAATGGAACAGGGCACGTAACTGTTAAAGGTAATGACAATCAAGGTACTATTCAGTTTAACTGTGAAAATAATTCTCACGGACAACAAATAAAAGCTGCACCACACTCAGAAAGTGCTAGTAATGTTTTAACAATACCAAGCACTGGTGGTGATTCAACTTTAGTATCAGATGCCTCTACATCTACATTAACAAACAAAACTTTAACAGCTCCAAAAATCGCAGATGCAGGTTTTATTGCAGATGCAAATGGAAACGAACAAGTTATATTTCAAACAACATCCTCAGCAGTTAATGAACTAGAAGTAACCAACGCTGCAACAGGAAATAATCCAGCTATCGCTGCATCAGGTGGTGATACAAATGTTGGTTTAGAATTTACAGCAAAAGGATCTGGATATATTAAATTTAACGATTTAGCTTATATTCCACAACAAGCGTTAACGTCATCTAGTAATGCTGTGGCTTGGGATGTTCAAGCTAAACCTAACGCATATCATCTAACAACAGAAAACACTACTTTTTCTGCACCAACTAATTCAGTTGAGGGCTCATTTATCTGTCTAGAAATTAATTACAATGGTTCACATACTATTGCATTTAATACTATATTTGAATTTGCAGCGTCAACTGCACCAACATTTACTTCAACAGATGGTAAAACTGATATATTAGTTTTTAGATATAATGGAACAGTTTGGCAAGAAGTAGGTAGAACATTAAATTTAAGTGAAAGTTAAAATATGTACGCAATAGTAGAAAATAACGAAGTAAAACAAATTATTACAAATCCTAAATCTTTAGTGATTGGAGATGTTAGATACCCAGCAAAGAAAAAAGATGAAGAATATTTTATAAATACAAATGAAGAATATAATTATGCAGATAATCAAGTTACAAGATCATGGAGAACTGCAACACCAAAACTTTTAGAAGATAGAAATGAAGTTTGGTCGCAAGAACAAATAGATAATGGTAATGCACCTGATGGAACTTCTGCTGGTGATCCTCAATTAGATTCAGACGGAAATCAAATAGTTACAAAAGGTTTAAAATCTCAAAAAAAACAAATTATAAAAAGTCAAGCTAGTGGATTACTTTCACCAACAGATTGGTATGTAGTAAAAGCAACAGAGGTAGCAGATTATTCTGTGCCAAGTAATATAACAACTTTTAGAGCAGATGTAAGAGCAAAGTCAAACGAGATGGAAACTCAAATAGATGCTTGTACTACTGTTGATGAACTAAAAGCATTATACGAATACACACAACAAGAAGACGGAACTCGAACAAGGCCTTTAGCAGAATTTCCAAAAGAGGTTGTCTAATGTCGTTACTTATACCTGGAACTAACTCCATAAAAGATACGGGATATGATGTAGCTAACTCATTAAGATTTAATAGTGGAAGTTCAGATAGTTTAGACAGAACAATATCAAGTAGTCCTACTGATATGGAGAAATTCACAATATCTGTGTGGGTTAAAAGATCAAAATTAGGTTCTGAACAAGCGATAATAGGTCAATACTCTAGTTCTAATTTTAGAGCTAAAATAGATTTTTTATCTGACGATAGACTTGAATATATACAAAAAAATGATGGAAGCACATCAGCAAACATAATAACTACTAGAAAATTTAGAGATATATCAGCTTGGTATCATATAGTAATGCAGTACGATTCTACACAATCAACATCATCAAATAGAATAAAATTTTATGTTAATGGAACACAAGAAACAAGTTTTGATACTACAAGTTACCCTGCACAAAATTTAGATGGTAAATTAAATCAAGCAGGACAGCCTTTAGATATAGGTCAAGATGGAAATAGTAGTATATATTTTAGTGGATATATGACAGAATTTGTATTTGTTGATGGTCAAGCATTAGACTCAACATCATTTGGAGAGTTTGATTCTAACAGTCCACAAATTTGGAAACCAATAGATGTATCAGGATTAACTTTTGGAGATGATGGATTTTATTTAGACTTTGAAAATTCAAGTAGTCTAGGTGCAGATGTATCAGGAAACTCTAATAACTTTACTGTAAATAATTTAACAAGTGTAGATCAATCTATTGATACTTGCACCAATAACTTTCCAACAGGAAATATACTTTTAAAACCACATTCAAATATAACTTTTTCAGATGGAAACCTTACCGCTACTGAAGGTGGTTCAGATTGGGGTAGTATAATTTCAACAATTGGTGCTTCCAGTGGAAAATGGTATGCTGAAGTAAAATGTACATCTGGTGCTGCTACATATTTTTTTACAGGAATTGCGAGCGAAGATGCTTTGATGGATACAGCAGGAACAGCAGGATTTGCAGGAAAATTTAATTATGGAGTTGGTTATAAAGAAAATGGACAATATAGAAGTGATCCATCGCAAGGTGGTTCTTATTCATCATATGGAAATAGCTATGGTGATGGGGATATTATAGGTATCGCATTAGATTTAGATAATAGTAAAATATATTTTTCTAAAAATGGAACATTTCAAAATAGCGGAGTTCCAACATCAGGTTCTACAGGCACAGGAGCAATTTCTATAACAGCCACAAGCACAGCAGGAAATTATTTTTTTGTTGCTTCACCGAATACATCAACTGTACAATTTAATTTTGGCTCTCCACCATACTCAATATCATCAGGAAATAGTGATGCTAATGGTTTCGGAAACTTCGAGTATTCCGTTCCGTCTGGCTATTTTTCCTTGTGTTCAAAAAATTTAGCGGAGTTTGGATAATGGCTTATACAACTATAGATAATTCTGTTCTTCATTTTCAAACAAAAGCCTACACAGGAGATGGAAATGACGATCGAAATATTGTTTTTGATGTAACTGATACAACCATGCAACCTGATTTTTTATGGTCAGCAAGAAGAGATAGTGGTGACAACTTATCAATTTATGATTCAGTAAGAGGAGATGGTAAAGAGTTAAGAACAGCAGAAACAGGTTCTCAATATGATAGAACAAACAATATACAAGCGTTACAAAGTAATGGTTTTCAAGTTGGAAGTGATGGTCAGGTTAATGCGTCTAGTGGCACTTATGTTTCTTGGGCTTTTAAGGCTGGAAACTCTTCAGGTTCATCAAACGGAGATGGTTCCATATCATCAACTGTGACTGCTAACACCACTGCTGGATTTAGTATTGTAAAATACACAGGCACAGGTTCTAATGCTACTGTTGGTCATGGTTTAGGCGCTGTGCCTCAAGTGACAATTGTTAAGGGTATAACAAATTCATATAACTGGGGTATATATCACCACGTTTTAGGGAATCAAAAAAATTTAAATTTAAATTCAAATAGTGCAGCAAATAATGATTCTAGTGGGGTTTATTATAATTCAACAACTCCAACATCTACAGTTTTTAGCATAGGAACCAACGTAGGATATAATGCTTCTAGTGCAGATTACATAGCTTATTGCTTTGTGGAAAAACAAGGCTACAGCAAGTTTGGATCCTACACAGGAAACGGAAATGCTGATGGCACCTATGTGCACTTAGGTTTTCGTCCAGCTTGGATTATGATAAAACGAAGTGATAGTTCAGGTAATTGGTTTATACATGATAATAAAAGAGTTACATTTAACGTGGATAATAAATATTTAGCGGCAAATGATGCTGCTGCAGAACAAACTTTTACAGCTTTAGATATGCTATCTAATGGTTTTAAATTAAGGACTTCAGGAACAGGATATAATGCTTCAAGCGGAACATTCACATACTACGCTTTCGCAGAGTCTCCGTTTGTAAATTCCTCTGGTGTGCCCAACAATGCAAGGTAATCATGTTACAAAAAATAGGATTTCAACCTGGTATAAATAAACAAATTTCTGCTACTGGAGCAGAGGG